ACACAAAAGAAGATTATATCTTATCTTCAAAAAGCACTCAAACCTCTTAATCAGCTACGTATGATGGAAGATTCATTAGTAATCTATCGTCTTGCACGTGCTCCTGAGCGTAGAATATTCTATATTGATGTTGGTAACTTACCTAAAGGTAAATCCGAAGAATATATGAAAAGCATAATGGCGAAGTATCGAAACAAACTTGTATATGATGCTTCTACTGGTGCAATCAAAGATGACAGAAAACATATGTCAATGCTCGAAGATTTCTGGTTACCACGTCGCGAAGGTGGCAGAGGTACAGAAAT